AAGGGTAACGCACTGAAGTACCTCTGGCGCTACGACTACAAGGGCAAACCAGTAGAAGACTTACGTAAGTGTCGCTGGTACATTGACAGACTAATCAAGGAAATTAATTAATGGACGCATATCAACAGTACATACACAAGTCACGGTACGCTCGTTACCTGCCAGAGGAACAGCGACGGGAGACTTGGGAAGAAACCATAGACAGGTACTTAAACTTCTGGATTGAGAAAGGTAAACTTACTCTAGAAGACGCCAATGGCATATTTGCAGACATCCACGACATGAGCGTAATGCCTTCCATGCGGGCACTCATGACTGCAGGAGAAGCTCTTGACCGTGACAATGTCGCTGGGTTTAACTGCTCCTACTTACCTATAGACCACCCTAAAGCGTTTGACGAGATGATGTACGTCCTGATGTGCGGTACAGGCGTGGGCTTCAGTGTCGAACGTCAGTACATCAGCAAGCTACCAGAAGTAGCGGAGGACTTTCATGCCACAGATACAATTATACACGTCGCTGACAGCAAAATTGGTTGGGCCAAAGCTTACAGAGAACTTGTCAGCCTGCTCTATTCGGGCCAAGTTCCAAAATGGGACGTGTCTGGAGTACGACTTGCAGGGGCAACCCTTAAAACTTTCGGCGGTAGAGCATCTGGTCCAGAACCTCTTGTCGATTTGTTCAACTTCACAGTTAACATCTTTCGGGAAGCTGCTGGACGTAAACTTAGCTCCATCGAATGTCACGATCTCTGCTGTAAGATTGCACAGATCGTCGTTGTCGGGGGTGTCCGCAGGTCCGCTCTCATCAGTCTGTCTAATCTTACCGACGATAGACTTAGACGGTGCAAATCAGGACAGTGGTGGCAAGATAATCCACAACGTGGTTTAGCCAACAACAGCGCATGTTATACAGAGAAGCCAGACTTTGAGGCATTCCTAAATGAGTGGAAAAGTTTATACGAGTCCCGCTCTGGAGAGCGAGGTATGTTCTCTAGAGTCGCAAGTCAAAAGCAAGCTGCAAGAAACGAGCGACGAGATGCTACCTATGATTTTGGAACTAATCCATGTAGCGAAATCATCCTCCGACCTTACCAGTTCTGTAATCTATCAGAAGTTGTTGTCAGGGCGTCCGATACGTTGTCAGACCTCAAACGAAAAGTACGTGTTGCAGCTATCCTTGGGACTCTTCAGGCTACCCTGACTGACTTCCGCTACCTACGTAAGGTATGGAAGAACAACACCGAAGAAGAAGCACTACTTGGTGTGTCGTTGACGGGTATCATGGATCATCCAACTCTATCAGGAAGGAGAGACAAAGGTGTACTCAAGACTTGGCTTACTGAACTCAAAGAAGAAGCGGTTAAAACTAATGCAGAATGGGCGAAACGTCTTGGTATTAATGTGTCTACCGCTATTACTGCTGTTAAGCCTTCCGGCACTGTGTCTCAGCTTGTTGATTCTGCTTCTGGTATCCATCCTAGATACTCAGATCAGTACATTAGACGAGTCAGAGCGGACTCAAGAGACCCCCTCTGTCAAGTCCTAGAGGCCGCAGGAGTGCCTGTAGAGGACGACGTAATGTCACCCACTACCAAGGTATTCTCCTTCCCTATAAAATCCCCTGAGGGGGCTGTAGTGGCCTCTGAGATGGGTGCAATGGAACAACTTGAGCTATGGGAGATTTATCAGGACTTTTGGTGTGAGCATAAGCCGTCCATGACATGCTACTACCGTGATAATGAATTTCTTGAGGTAGGCCAATGGTTGTACAATAAGTTCGACAAGATAAGTGGAGTGTCGTTCCTCCCTTATTCCGAACATACGTACCAACAGGCCCCTTACGAACCCATAGACTTAGAGACCTATGAGAAGCTGAAGAAGGAGTTTCCTGAGTCCATCGATTGGACAATCTCAGAAAACTCTGACATGACGGAAGGGTCTCAGCAGTTAGCCTGCACCGGCAACAACTGCGAGTTGTAAACTTAAGGGGACTTCGGTCCCCTTTTTTTTACTTAAGGTACATACATGAACATCAAACGTGACATCGAAATACGCATCAAAGTACTTGAAAACAAGTTAACCAAGTCTATCCCCGCAGCCCGTAACAACGAGATACGAGGAGAGATTATGGGTTTGAAGTGGGTACTGGAACGTCTTTAGTGTCCTCTTCTTCGTACTGTTTTTCAAGGCCCTGTGCTGCAGCCTCTAGAGCAACAAGGATAGTTCTTCTATCTTGTAGAAGCTGTCTACGCCCTTCAGCACTTGTTACTGTCTTTAAAGCGTTTTCCAAACCTTGATTTATTTCATTTTTAACGTCTCGTAAAGCATACCCTACCCTTGCTCGTCCTCTGGCAGGTAGGTTGCGCTTCATGGCGTTCTTCAGCATGTAAACAGGAGAAACAACAATACCAAATAGAGCACTTAAAGGACCACTGTACTGTAAACTACCAGCAGTTCCTCCTACAAGCCTGTCTATGCGGGTGTTTTGAACAAATCGTGTTAAAGCGTTTTGTGTTTCTCTAGCTGCTTTTTTCTCTATTGTCTCCATCACTCCAAGAAGTGCTGATTTTTGTGAGTTTATAGTAGAAAACTCCGGAACTGCCGCAGAAATTGTGTCATTAACTGCCCTTCTTATTGCAATAGCAGCAGAACTTTGAGCGTTTAGTGACGATCCTGACAGGTCAATTCCTTTCTTTGTTACATAATCATCGAAAAGCCTTCTTGCTTCTATTGCTCCCTGAACCGTGTTTCCTTTTTCTCTAAGGAAAGCTTGGTACTGGTTTATCAGGCTTCTAAATTGAGCTTTTCCATTCTTTGATCCAAAAAGGTCTGGATATCTTTTCATTGTTGAAAGCATTGTTTCTTTCATGTTACTACTAAGATCGTCAATAGAAATAGTAGGGACGCTCTGCCCAGAAACACCTTTTAATGCCTTTTCTAACTGCCTGTCTAATTTATCAAGGTATCTTTCTACTGCGTTGTAGTTTTGTTGTAGTGTTTTGTTCCCGTTAACGCCAGCAGCCTTAAGAATATCAACAGTTCTTAGCTGTTCCTCAGTAGCTAATTGCTTTTGAGTACGTAAAGTACCTTGAGGATCAGTAGTTGTTTTTACTTGCTCTGTTGTCTTTACTCCTGATGGTTGTTCAAAAGCTATCTTGTAAACGTCTAGGTCTATTCCTTCTAAAGGCTCTTCTACCTTTCTTAAGCCTATTTTTGAAAGTTTAATCGGCTCTAAAGATTTATCTATAATATTAAATACCCTAGAAGGCGCACCGCCAAGATCAACCAAAGACGCTATGCTTGCTACTTCGTTAGGGTACAAAGTAGAAAACCTTTCCCAACTTTCCATTCCTCCAGCCATAGCTGAAATAGCTTTTTGTCCTATTTCTGTCTGAAAAAACTGCATAAGACCTTGCTTTGCGTCTTCCTGTAAAGAATCAGGCAAAACAAGATCGACACCCTTACCTGCTCCTACCATCAAAGCATTAGCAGCCATGTCAAAACCTAAGGCAAAAGGACCAGCAACAGACTGTATTAGTACAGAAGGTACGTCAGTTCCCTTTGAAGGATCATAAAGAGACATGTCGGTAGGAGAAGTCATCATTTCAACTTCTTCAACAATACGCTGACCAATGTCTCTGTACCTTTGAGCAGACCTTTCTAAAGGCTGTGAAACGATTCTTTCAAAAGCAGAAGGATCTTGAGGATCTTGCTCCATTAAATTTATATTATCTTGAGCTACTCGTAGTGCTTCACGTCGAGTATCTTGGTCCGTAGCAGGACTAGGAGCAGGCATAGGAACGACTCCCAAAAGCCGTTGTTGTTCCTTTAGTCTTTCTCTTCTTTCTTGTGTAGTCATCAGTAAGAACCCTATTCAAACTTGTTTGTTTCCCTGTTGTATACTCTTTCAGGGCCGTCAGGACCTTGAGGGTAGTAGTACAAAGTGTCTCCTTCTTTTACGTACCCTGATTTTACATATTCGGGCTTGCTAAAGTCAATAATATCTACTATGTTTTCTCCCGCAGCTAATTTTTGAATACGCCCATAATTGTCTTTCATTCTTTCCATAGAGTCTATTTGATCCTCTACAGATAGTCCAGTAGTCAAACCAGAAATGTTAGCCATTAAAGTTCTAAATTCAATCTGAGTAATCTGACCTAAACCTGTTCCTTTAGACCCATACTCTTCAGAAGCTTTTTTCATTTCTTCAATAGCTCTACGGGCTTCAGCGCCTCTTATCTGTTGATAATATTTATTTTCAAGGGTGTAAGCGTCTGTTCCGGGAACTCCAGAAAGAACTCCCCCAAAGAAACCACTAGGGTCTCCTATATCTGTGAAAGCCTCGTCTGAACTAGTTTGTAAAAATTTTATGGCGTCATCAATAAATCCTATTTGTTGTACCGCTGAGGTCGCAACTGTGTTTCTGGCACCTAAAGTTTTTTCAGCGTCTTCTGGAGGCGTTATCCTGCTTGTTTCTTTTCCGTTAGTTAGTGTAACCAAGTCATCGCCTTGAAGCCTAACTTCTATTTTAGGAGGCGTAGGCTTTTCAGGTTTAGTTGGAGCAGTTGCTAATAAAACATTTTCACCTGAGTATTTTTGTGCTCCCGGAGTTAAGGTGTAGCCTTCTTCTGCTTGAGTATACTCCATAAGCTGCTCCAGAGTCATCTCCCGAACCCTACCAACCGCAGTAGTTGGGTCGTCTTCTTTAGCAGCCTTTCGAGAAGCAATGTATCGCAAACGTGCACGAGCTTCTTCCTGCTCTTGCTCTTTTGTAGTGGTTTTTTGTTTTTGTTCTGTTTGGTCACGCAAAGTACGTGCCGCTGTAGCGTACTCAACAGCCTTATCTAACTCTCCTCGACCTTGATAAAACGTAGCTAACCCTGCAAGACCTTCAACAGTATTAGGATCAAACTGAGACAACTCTTGTCGTCTTTGTGCTCTAGCAGGTGCTGCGCCTATGCCTTGTGCAGCCGTTAACAGCCCACCTAAGTAGGAAGGCTGTGTTGCTGCTCGTACAAATTCTCTACCAAATCTAGCCATGACTATGTCTCTCCGTAATTCCGTCGATCAAAGATGCCACCCAACAGTCCTGAGCCTGCAGCGCCTGCTAAGTTAGCTCTACCCAAGTTAGCACCCAACAGAGCATCAATACCGGAAGCAGTAGCCTCACCAAAGAGTCCTGTACCGTACAACTGTGCTTGCTGCTGTTGTGCTGCAGCAGTTTGTCCGGGAGCCAAAGCAGCCAAGAACTGCTGTTGTGGTAGGTAAGAACCAGCAAGGGCGCTTAGTCCTAACTGTTGTTGCAGCTGTTGTAGTCCTAAGCCACCACTTAAGAGTCCTTGGCCTGCAGTCAACGCCTGTAGAGCCTGTTGTTGTCTTGCAGCGTCCAAAGCTTGCTGTTGTTGTGCTAAGTTTGCACCTAAGCCTGCGAATTGTGCGCCAAGGCCTGCCTGTTGAGCCTGAAGCCCACCGGCAACCTGTGCCAACTGAGCAGCTTGACCAGCAGCAGTAGTAGCCCTTCCAAGGCCCTCTGTTTGCAGACGTGACTGAATTTGCTCTGCAGACAACCCAAGCTGTGCAAGCTGTGTAGCCCTTTGCTGTGCCTGAGACTCCAAAGCAGACTGCGCTTGTTGCGCCTGTAGCCCTGCTCCTGCCAACTGCATTTCACGCCCAAAGCCTTCTGCTTCCATACGGGACTGTACTTGTTCTGCAGACAACCCAAGTTGTGACAACTGGTTTGCTCTCTGTTGTGCCTGAGAGCGCAACGCTGACTGAGCCTGAGCAGCCTGTAGACCTGCCTGACCCAACTGAAGTTGTCTACCAAAGCCTTCGGACTCAAGCTGTGCCTGTACACGTTCTGCGGACAACCCAAGTTGTGACAGCTGTGAAGCCCGTTGTTGTGCTTGTGACTGCAACTGACTTGATAAGCCTGCCTGTTGTGTAAACATACCACCAAGGGCCTGAGCTTCACCCAAAGCCCTCTGACGTTCTACACCAGCCTGCTGCATAGCTGCCAAAGACGCTCTGTCTTGCGCCTCTTCTTGTGCTGTAGCCAACGCAAGCTGTTCAGGAGTAGCACCACCAAAGGCTGCTGAACGCACACCAAGGCGTCCTTGTGCCGCCAGACGCTCTTCCAAAGCAAGACGCTGACGTTCCTCTTCAGGACGTTGTGTAGCACGTATGCGCTCAAAGACTTCTGCTTCTCGTGCGTCGGTTGGCTGTAACACGTCTGCAGCTGCTTGACCCGCAAGACCGCCGTATTGTTGGCGTAAAGTTTCTACGTCAGAAGGAGCAGCAGTTTCAAGACCAGCCATGCCTAAGCCTAGACCTCTAGCAGCAAGGTCTCCTGCGGCAGTCCTTACTCCGGGAGCCGCCACTCCAGCAAACGCTTGGCTTACGTCAGGAACCAGCATACCCCTTTCAGCAGCACCAGCACCCATAAGCTGTCCTGCTAGTCCTCCTGCTGCTTGTCTAACACCGGGAGCTTGTACTCCAGCAAACGTCTGAGTTACGTCAGGAGCACCTCCTACTAAACCAGCGCCTCCTAGACCCAAGGCTTGTTGACCTAGTTGTCCAACAGCAGCGCTAGGTTGTTGACCCAACATACCACCTACTTGCCCTGCAAACTCTCCCCTAAGAAGGTTTAAGTCAAAAGGCTGCGCTCCAGCAGCGCCCATGAATTGACCACCAAGACCGAAGGCTTGCTGTGATGCAGCTTGAGTAGGAGCCGTACCAAATGTAGGCTGACCCATGAGTTGCTGCCCTGCGCCTATGGCCCCAAGACCTGCCTGAGCTAACTGAGGTTGTCCTGTTACGGAACGTCCAAACTGTTGTCGTGCTTGACCCATAAGTTGTTGCTGAAGAGCTTGTTCTTGTGGCGACAACTGCATACCCACTTGAAGACCTTCACCACCAACTGCAGGTGCCATAGGTTGTCCCGGTGGCGGTGTTGTTGGAGGCGTATATACTTGCGTGCCTCGACCCATAAATCCACCTGAGTATTGACCGCTAGGTTTTACTTGCCCTGACCTGCCTATGTTCATTGGGCCGGTCTGCCCATAGAAATTAGGTGTACCTCCGGCATACATCTGGACGTCGCCTTTAACTTGTTGTGGAGGAAGCGCCATAGAAGGTTGACCAATGGGTTGTGCCATAGGTTGACCAAAAGGTTGACCGCCCATACGTGCAGTAAACATAGCGCCCGTAGGAGTAGTTATGGTGTAGGGTCTAAAGGTTGCTTGGCCTAGTTGAGTTTCAGCTAGTTCTTGACCTAGTCTTAACCCTTGACCACCAATGTCACCAAGATCATCATAAGCTTTATAAAGAAGGCCTGCCCCTGCAGCGCCACCTAAAGCAGTCCCTACGTTACCCGTTAAATAGTTTCCAATAGTTTCTAACCAATCCATTAGTACGTACCTCCGTCAATTGTTCCTGTTGACAGCGTACCTGTAAACGTCAACGCAGGAATCGTCACTGTACCTGTAAAGGTTGGTGAAGCAATGTCTGCCTTTGTAGCGATAGCTGTAGATATGGCGTCAAACTCTGTTTCAAATTCAGCGCCCTTAATGATTTTACCGCTGTCTCCAGAAGGTAGACTGTCTTTAGCGGCAAAGTCAGTGGTCTTTGTATAGTTACTCATAGTACTTTACCCATTAGTGCTAATACGTTGATCTCTTGGAGAGACAAACCTGAACCGTCTATGTCTGCTTCCAAACCTATTGTTATAACTCCACCGCCTCCGGTAGTGTTTATGCCACGGCGTGACGTAAGATCACCACCTGTAAACTCTGCTGTACTGTTAAACTCACTTTCGTTGAAGTAACCAGTTATTTGATTACCTACCGTAAACTCTGCGGTTTGAAAGAATGTACCAAAGTCATACGCCCACTTAAGAAACATGATGGCACTATTAGCACCAACAATGGTGGGCCGTAGCTTCTTTAGTATCTTTAAGCGTGAAGGATCACCAAAGGTCAAACCGGGGCTGTAATACTTAAAGCGGTACTTTCCACCGTTGTCTCTGTAACCGCTGTACTCACCTATTCCCTCACTGTTACCAATTAGTAACGTACCGTCGTCCTTTCTACCATAGGCTGTAAAACCTGTGCCGGGCCAGCGTGTTACACGGTAGGCTCCATTTTCTAGTGTTCCTCGAACGTCGAAGCAGAAGGTTGTGTCTTGAGCCGTAAAAGTCAACAAGTAAAAGCCTTCTTCTGGACTGTACACTGAACGAAAGAACTCTGTTTCATTCTGCAGCAAACCAATAATGTCTTTTGAAATAGTGCTTGACAAACTAGTAATAGGCATTGACTTTTCTTGAATAGTCCTGCCAAAACTTTTTAAGCCTGTGTGTGACAAGAACAAAACGTCCGAACCTGTGTGCTGTACAGTGTCTCTGTCAACACAACCAACGCCTGCTACAGTGTCTGCAAGAGACATCGTAGCTGGTGCTTCTGCGCCTTGGTACACAACAATACTGTGCTTACCAAATATAATCAACAGGCCGTTGTGTGCAGCCAAAGCTACAATCTCGTCGTAACCGTCAGGCCATACCTTAGATATGTCAATGGACCCGCTAGTACCGCCAGACCAGTCATGGCCTATCAACAGGTCAGACCAGTACACTGTAGACTTGTCGTTGTTTATGTCTGCAGTCCACAGGCGTCCATAGGCTGCTAAGACTTCGTTACCATAAATAGAACTAGTAACACCAGCAGCACCGGAAACGCTGCTAAGTTTGACTACAGAGCCTCCTGCGTTGTCGTACACAAGAGGTTCGTTGCTGCGTTGAAAGAAATAAATCTTGTCATTAAAGTTAACCATCTTCCAGTTGTCAGAAGTAATCGTAACTGACACAGGCGTTTCGTCAACAAGTGTTGTAGTACCACTGAGTATTTTGTTGTTACCTACAGAAAATACTTTGGTGTTACCGCCGTTGTCTTCAAACTCTCTGATTGCTCTAATCTTTGCAGTGCCTAGTTCAGTCTTGTCAGTTGTAATAACACTGTATCCTTTGCGTGACGCAATACGACCACGCTTGTCAATCACTGCGTTGTCAGCAATGTCAGCAAACGAAGGGTCCTGTGCCAACGGAGAATCTTCTGTGTTGATTCCTTTGAAAGCTGGTGCAACAAGATTAATGCTTTGTAATTGTTGAGCCATAGCTACCTCACGGCGTATAGAAGATTGTTTCTTCTGGGTGCTTTTGAGCGTCTAGTGCAATAGCGTCAGACAGGTACTTATCAGCAATGCTAAAGTATTCAGGAGCAGAAGTTCCTCCGGTTTCTCCACGTTCACGGGCCAACAAAGCGATAGCTAAGTGAATCACAGGCATTGCAGGGATGTCCATTGTGTCGTCATCGGCAGACAAGTCAGCAGCACGTTTAACACAGTTAAAACGAATAGTGTACGCTTTGTCTGGTGTTGGGTAAATGTCAATCTGCGTGTCACCGCTGCTGTCAACACCGTTGTACGTGTAGTACGTAGGTGCGCCTGTGCGTGGGTCTGAGATTAAGTAAGCCTCATCAAAAAACGTAGCTGTCTTGTACTCCATGAACAGGTTAGCTGTGTCGTTGATTACGTTAAGTGCTTTGATTCTATTTTGGCTACCCGTAAGTACGTAATTAAAAACGTCAGAAGTAGTAGTAATTGTTAGGGTAGTCCGAAGTGCTGACCAGTCCCATGCGTCCTCTACCATTCGCTTTGCGTCATTAACAAAGTCACCTACCATTTTACTGTACGTACTAGAAGCAACAGAAGTAACTTCTTCTTCTCGCATCCTTCGCAAGACATTGTTTACTAGGTTTAAATAGGTCATAGTTTTATCCTATGGAATTTCTTGCAAAAAAGTCATCTAGTGCTAGATTAGAAACTTGATTAGCTGGTTGCGCGCCATACGGAGAAGTAATTAACTGCTGTAGTTGGACGGGAGCATAACCAATGTTAGTTGTGTACGGACTAAACATACCACCACCACCACCAGCTAACTGAGGCATGCCTATGTCAACACTGGGTAAGTCTACACTTGGTAAATCAATGTCTGGTCCTTGAATGTCAAAATCAATGTCCGGTGTTGTTCCTGTAGGCAACGCTTCTCGAATAGGCTGTATGACGTACTCATCAGCGGCAGACCCTACGGTTCTAACCACGTCTTCTGCTGCTGATCCTATAGGTCTAACTACGTCTTCTGCAGCAGCCAACACGTCTCCAACAGCTTGTGCTGGAGGTTCTACTATAGGCGCTACTGCTTGTCCACCCGCTCTAACTACGTCTTCTGTTGCTGACCCTGCCTGTCTGACTACGTCTTCTATGGCCCCAAAGTCAGGAACCTGTACGTTACCAAAAAGGTCTAAGTCAATGTCAGGTATGTCTATACCGGGGTCTAAAAATCCTAGGGTTCCGTCTTCATCTAAGCCACCTTTATAAGTAGCAAAATCAACTATGTCTGTAACAATATCAGTAGCGTTTACGTCTTCTCCAAAAGCAGCGCCTACTACTGTTTCTAGAAATGGATTTAAAGCTGCTATAGGAACAGTAGTTTGCGCTGGAATTATAGTAC